TATACGCATCATTACAGTGAAGTGATTGTTAAAAATTCCCCAATGTCTTCAGTACAGTAAAGCACAGAAGCACATCAGGGAAATGAAGTAGTTTATTCTAGTAAAGTGGTAGCCAACTCAGGCGGTGGCTGGGGTTAAGAAAATGTCACATGAAGGGTAGTAATTGTTGCCGCCTGTTTATAAGAACCCCACACAAAAGTGCCCGGTTCGATAGCCAATGAAGACAGCGAGGGCTTGCCAGTGATAGAAACAAACACGCCCAGATCCGAAACGGATACAGAAGACAGCATAAAGCTGTTAATAGTATTAGCGTTCTTGTATTCAAACACTACGCCAATAGTACCACCGGAGATGGAAAATCTCGGAATGTGTCCCTTTGCGGTTAAGAGACGAACAACGGACGGAATCGGAACAGCGATTGTAATAGTGCCGTTCGGCACAGTACCGGCATCGGTAAAGATTCCGATAATGGGCAAATCCAACGCGGGCAAGCGTTCCAGTTTCGTGATTTTCGTATTGAGCGTGGCAATAGATTCTTTCATGCTGGTAGCCGGGACGTCTTCGGGGCTGGCAGTATAGCCGGTTGTCTGCTCAATGAGCTGAATCTGTGTTGCGATGTTGTTCACGTTTCGCTGTACATTTTCGGCGGCGGTCTGTGCGTTGTTTGCGATCTGCCCTGCCGCCGTTGCAAGCGTCCTCGCTCTTGCGTCCACTCCAACAGGCCCCAATTCCACAATAGAGCCGTCATCCTGTTTGTATTTCAGAGTGCCGTTAACAATTGCCATATTAACAACTCCTTTCATAAAATCAGCGCCGCCGCTGGAAGAACACGGCGGCGCTGTTATCACGTTAAAGCGTCAAAACCTGTGAAAATCAGGTCGTGGAAGTGTCAAACCACCAATCACGGGCCTTGAGGGCTTCGGGTTCAGTGGCGGAAACGTAAAGCTGGGGCGGGTTGTGAGCGCCGCTTTCCAGAGTCTTCACACGGGTGTCAAGGGCGGCATCAGCGGCCTCACGGTCGGAAACTTCCTTGGTGATGGCCGTAGTGTTCGCGGTGATGTCCTTCTTGGCCTGAGTCATATCAGCGGTGAGCTGGGTAATGCTAGTATCGGCGCTCCCCTGATTCGCTTCAAGGGTATCAAGCCGCGTGCCATGCTCCGCGATGGTGGTAGTGTTGGTGGTAACGCTCGCGTCGATGGTGTCAACGCGGCCAGTCAGGGCGGTGACGCTGGCGGCAGTGGCCGCGCCCTCGACGTTTGCAACCTTGGTCTTAGGGTAAAGAACGGCAATATCGCCGTTGTCCTGCTTGTACTTCAGAAAACCATCATAGTTGTTGATAGCCATAGTTTTTTCTCCTTTCAATGTTAGGAAATATCAAACCACAAATCTTTTCCGATGAAGGGTTCCGGTTCAGTGGCCGAAACATAGACGGTGGACTTCTTTTCAGCAGTTTCTTTAACGTGCTGAATTGCGTCATAATTGCGGGCAATGGCGTTATCCTGTTTAACGTTCTCTTGCTTGATGGCGTTGATGCTGTCGGTAGCTTCAACAGATGCACCCTCAAGCGTGGTAATACGTTTTTCATGGTCTGCCAGCTCCACGGCGTGTTCCGCCAGTTCCTCGGCGTTCTTGGTGATGTCCTCATTGGCCTTGTCGGTCTTCGAGTCCAGCCCATCAAGCCGGGAATCGACTCTATCAAGGTGCTCGGAATGGTCGGTAATGGAAGCGTCCAGCCCATCCAACCGCGTATCCTGTTCAGCGTTCTTAGAGTCGATGCGGTTCACGTCGCCGCGTAAGTGCGTAATATTGTCCGCGTTCTGGGCTATGTTCGCCTGTGCTTGGGTCAAATCGGTTCTGATGGAATCGGTCTTGGTGTCGAGTCCATCAAGCCGCCCGTCCTGTTCCGCGTTCTTTGCATCAAGGCGGGCAACCTCTGCCGGAAAGTCCTTTTCCAGTTTGTCGATACGGACGGCGTGGGCCGCGATTTCCTCGGCATTCTGCTGAATGTTCGCGGCGTTGTCCAGAATATCCTGTTTGTTGGTGGCGATATCGGCTTTCTGAGCCGCGTCATTTTCGCGGAGCTTCTGGATGTCGTCCTTAGTTTCGGCCTTAAAGGAATCAAGCTCTTTCTGCGTTGCGCCGTTGCTGGCCTTGTTGTCGTCGATGCGGGCGGACAACTCTTTGTCAGCCTGTTTGAGGGCCGCGATATCGTCCGAATGAACTTTAAGGTCGGCGGCGAAACCGTCCACCTTTGTGGAGAGTTTAGCGACGTCTTCAACCGCCGCGTCAACGCGGGCGTGGTCGGCGTCGGAAGTCTGCTTGATTTCGTCCACGGTGGTCTGCATCGCGTTCACCTTGTCCACGGCTTCGGCGACGTCCTGCACAGCGCTCGTCACCTGTCCGCTCAAGTCTTCCACAGACTGCTTGACCTGTTCAAGCTGGTAATTATTATCGGAAGTTTTGACCCAGTAGGTCGTATTCGTCAAATCAGTGCCAGCGGGAACATAGGAGCGGGACGTGTAGCAATCGCCGTTATGGGTAACGATGATGAAGTTTTCATAGCTTTTATTCTTGTCCCATTCCACAGGGTCGGCGAACTTCGGAACGTACCGTGCGCCGATGTACTGAGAAGTACCGCCCGGAATAGGCCGGGGCGGCGGACAGGGCGGATGCGGCGGACACGGCGGACGCGGATGGGGCGGGCAAGGCCCGCCGCCCGGAGCGCCCGGAGCGCAAGTAATAGGAAAAGCGTTTTTGCAATCCATATACAAAACTCCTTTCTTCCGGCATCAGTACCGGATAATGAGGTGGCCCCAATTGGGGTCGTTTGCGCGGGTGGACGTGTCGAAGTTCAAGAATTTCCAGCTCGACGGGATATAGGCGACGAAATGCCCATCATCCGACAGACCGAAGAAAACGAACTTGACCATTTGAGTTACCATTGCCGGAAGATTTGCGTTAGCCCATTCCGCGAACGTCTCCTTTTCAAAGTCGCCCACGTCCAGCCGCTCATTGATGGCGCATTGTGCATCCGAAAGCGCCTTAGTGTAGCCGTTCAAGGCTTCGACGTTTCCGCCCGTCTTTTCAACGTCACATTTGAGCTGGTCGAAAAGCTGGTGAAGAGTCTGAATCTGGGAAACAATCCAACGCAAATCGTACTGGAAAGGATCGCCCGGTGTGACATAGGGATATTCTTTCATAGTCGCACCCCCTTAGTCATATTCCCCGCGCTTGATGGCCTTGTAAAAGTCATCTGCGTTCAGGGCCGCGCAAGTAAAGCTGTTGTTCTTCCACCACGCAACAAGCGCGGCGGCGGCAGTAATACCGGCGGAAACCAACTGCTCGATCTGCTCGGATTCGATGGGCAAGGGTGGCTTGCCCGCCGCGCTCAAAAACTGGTTAACAAGAGCCAGAATCAGAACAACGGTTCTCGCCCACGTCGCGGGCGAAACTTTCAGATTTCTTTTCGTGGATTTCGGCATAGTCAAAAACCCCCTTTCATTAGTATACATCAAGGCAGAAAGTTTTGTGAAAACTGTCTGCAATGATATCATAGATATTAAAGAGGACAACTTGTCTTTCAGCTTCAATGAGCTGTTGCGTGGATGTAACGCCAATGTTGCCTTGTTTCGTCCATCCATGGTTATAAGTAACTGTTTCATCCTCTTTACCGGTTGCCCACTGGTCGGCGCGGTCGTGGTGCTTGCCCTCGGTCGTGTCGTGGCTGTCCCCGGTATCACCGTACTTTCCAGCGGAATGAGTTGAACCGTCGGTTTGACCGGTGGTCTGAGTGTTGCTTGTGCCGGTCGTGTGTCCATCCACTTGGCCGGTCGTGTTGGTGTCACTAGTTCCGTGGGTTTCTTGATTCGTCTCACCGGTCGTGTGGGTATCGTTTTTATCGGTGGTTTTAGTATCGGTATCACTGGAAGTATTGGTGGTACTCGTTCCGGTGGTGCTTCGAGTTTCGGTCGTGGAAGTGGTATCTCTTCCGGTATCGGTGGAATCGGTCGTGCTCCTGTTGTCGGGCTGATATCCCGCCTCATTTTCGGCGCTCAACTCGTTGACCGTTACACCGTGGTGAATTAGGCTGGTGTTCTTGGTTTGCTCCACTTGATCGGCCATCTCTTCGCTTGTCGTGGTTAGGGACGTTCCGACAACTCCCGTTTTCACGGATCCTTCGCCCTCAGAATGGGACGTGCCGTTAGTAGTCTCATGAAGCGTGCCAGCCGTCACCGTGTTAGATGTGCCTTTAGAACCTTCATGAGAATTTCCCTCGGTCTGTGTGCCGGACGTGCCTTTCGTCTTTTCATGATAGCTTCCGTCCGCCGTGTTCCAGCCGTCGGCCTTTTCGGAGTGCTGGGAGTTTTCAAACGTTCCGCCGTTGGAAAGACTTGTGCTATTGTCGGCGGTAGACCTTGCGCGGGTCGTTTGGTCGGTCGTCCGCTCGCTTACATCGGTGTTCCAAATGGGGTTATAATCAAGCTTCGTTGTAGCAAAAAGCTTTTTCCAGATGGGCAAGTTTTCCTTGCTCCACCAAAGAAGTTCGTTTTTCATCCAACCGGGGTCGGGGTGATACAGGGGCGCAAGCCCATGCTTGCGGCGGATAGCGGAAATAACGTTCAACTTGTCCACGCCATCAGGTACAACCATATTAGCGAAAAGGTCATGATCGTATATCAAGAGGGCTTCAAGGTTGCACCCCATGTCAATCTCATTTACCAGAGTTCCGGGATACATCGGCATTTTCGCCCACCTCGCTTTCCTCGCCGTCGGTCAGTTCCGGGGGTTCGTTGATTTTGAACGTAATATTAGTTCCAAACATAGTATTGCATACGTCAAGAGATTTGTCAAGAGAAATTCTCCAAACTTCACGACGGTTGAAGGTTTCGGCGTCCGCGCTCTGGGATTCGTTCACCACCATTCTTTCTTTTTTATCGGGCTGGACTCTTACGCCCAGTTCCCTATAGAAATCTGTCAAAATCGTTCTGCGTGCTTCAAACAGTTCCGGCAAAATGAAGTTTTTCGACAAATCGCGGTCAAACTGCATGATAGGCAGTTGCCAATCAGCCGAAGCGTCACCCATAGGCCGCTTGAGTTCGCTATTAACAACAACGGCGGCCTTGCCGTTTTCAAGCTGTTGAAAAATTGCATCGACTGTCTTTTTCTGCTTGTCGTTGTCCACGACTGCGGCATAAGCAAAACGGCTGTTGATTTGCGCTTGACGAACGGCGATCTCTGCTTGTTGCATTTCAACGGCGTATTTCTCGATAATGTCCCACACTCCGCAATAGTCGGGAGTTAGTTTAATAACGGCGCATTCCGTACCAATTTCAAGCGGTCGGTCGAACTGGAAAAACGGTGTTGAAATCTGCATTCCTCTTGGCTCATATTGCAAGCCGAAACCGGACGGCGTGCCGGGTTGCACTACAATGCCATATTTCCGGGAGTTAAAAACAACGGCGTAACCCATGCAAAGGAGCTGGAACAAAAAGGCGTCATAATCCCACCCGATTTGCCCCTCTGCCGCTTCCGGCAAACCTTCAAATTCAATGAGGGAGCGGCAACGCTGGAAAAAAGAGCGTTCCCAGTAATTCAGGGTATCGCTGGAAAAGGATTTGCGGAAATCGCCGCACGGGGTTTGATAAAATCCATCATAACATTGATACATCAAATCACTCCTTTACTCGATAAATACACCGGCATCCATAGCGGCGTTAATATATGCGATTTCATCGGGCTTGGCGTTGAGCGGAGCGCACGAAAAACCGCGCGTTTTGCAATAGCCGTTCGCCGGTGTGCCTACTTTCATAACCGGGTATCCATACACTTTTTGAAAACCCGCGTCATCCACTGGCCTATAGTATAGCAGAGTCAAGCGGGCTTGTAAAGGTAAATAAATCTGCGAGTGCCCGGAAAGTGTACCAACACTCTGATTGATGGGGCTAACTGTTTGCGCGGCGTTGGCAATCGTGCCCGATGCACCGTTGAGCATTTTTTGAACCCCGCCAACTGAAAAACCCGCCGTGGTAGCAACCAGACCCGCACCAAAAGAAAGCGCGGAGCCAACAGCCCCAACTGCCGAAGTTACACTTTTAACCGGGTCAATGTTACTTGTGCCGATTCCGTAGGGGCTGGAAATGTTAGTGGATCCGGTATACACACAATAGCGCCCCGCCAAAATCTGAACCGATACACCGCCGTCAATTAAGGAAAAGCCACTGTTAATAGTAATGCTGGCGGCGTCGTTGCACTGGTCAACGGGTATGCCTACTGTACCCAAAAACGGAATATAAACTTGTACTTGACAGTTCAAACGTTTCCAGTCATCAGCGGGCCACGGAATAGCTAGTGAAATGCTGTGCACTACGTTCGAGTTTGCGTTAACAGTCATCGCAATGACGCCAGTGTGAAATTGTCCTAATGTAATTTCGGCCATACCACCAGAAAGAAACTTCGTTTTGTCGAAGGGAACCCAGATGCAAGAGCGCACACAATCCATAGCAGATCCGCCGAAAACAAACTTGTTCATAAATTCGCCCAGAGCCAATTCCCAACGAACCATTGCTTTTGTCAACGCTTCCCATGTAACAGACATAGTAGCTAAAAGAGTGGACAACTCCGTTTTGCTCAGAGCAAACGCTTGCAAACCAGACGCGCCAACGGCTGAAAGAATATAGCACCCCGTGGCCGAAATTGTACCGGGAAACGGGTCAAAGGATTCGCTAGAAATCTGGGGATGTTGGGCGACGTTCTGCCGCGCGTCTTGGATACGCAAAGACGAACCGCTTGCATCAGAGTTAAAACCGTATTCTATAAAAGCGGACGTTTTTACAATGGTATCTTTGTAGGTTGCCAGCGGGTCAAGCATGAGCGAAAAATCCCAGATGTTCGCCCGTCGGGTCGTTATATCCGTAATCCAGTAAAAAGACGCGGTTTCCTCACAATGGCAGTAGTTCCACTGCGGGGAAATATTGATGGAATTAAGGGTAATATAAACGTGGGGGTTTTCCATGCTGGTGGGTTCTTTGAAATCGCAACGCTCTAAGTCCTTCAAAACAGTATAGTCAAAAACCTTCGTTGAATTGATTCTTTTTTCAACGTTTCCAAAATGGAAATGATAGCCATGTTTAACACTGGGAGCGGGTACGGCTCCCTGAAATTCACCTCTAGCCATATCTCAAACCCTTTCTTGTTCCACGTGGAACAATTAAAAGCCGCCCGCCCAACATGGGCGGGCGGCTTGCGCAGAATTGACAGACGGTCGGAGAGGTTATACGTCCGCCATATACATAAGGATCGCGTTTTCCGTGGGGTCTTCCGTATAGTTCATCTTCCAGTGATGCTCGATGTTCCAGTACTCGCCGGAAATGTTGAACGGCGTAGTGTAAACAGAATCCTGAAAGTAGGTCGTAGCAAGGGCACGACGGTCATACAGCAGACCAACCACATAATCGAGTTTGACCGGGTTGCCGATTTCTTCCTGTGCCGTGTCAACGTTGAACTGGGACGGCGTGACAGAAATTGCGCTCTTGTCGTTAATGTTCTGCCAGTAGTCCACACCCTCGTAATTACCGAAGGTCAGATAACCGGGGCCAAAGATCGCGGGGAAAACCCACGCGCGGGCATCCACAATCAGAGGATTATAGAGCATGAGTTTCTGCTCGCTCTTCGGAGTATGGCGGAAGAGTTTAAGCTCGTTTCCGTGGTCGTCGGTGCACCGGGGAGTCAAATGATACATCTCGGTTCTGTGCTCCATCAGGCCCGAAGTGATTTCAAGCCACGCCACGAAAAAGGAAAGAAATTCCTGCAAGTGAGTCGTGCGGAGTTCTTCCGACGTATACGCCGTACCGCGTGCGCGGTTAAATTCAGCGGTCAGGTTGACTTTCTGGGCGGGCTTGCCGGTGTTGAAGATTCCGCCGATATAGTTCATGAAAACGGCGCGGTTCTCTGCTTCCTTCCAGCTTTCAACGTCGTTCTGAATCTCCACCATCATTGCATACATGAACTGCGAAAATTCGGACTCGTTGGAAAACGCGGTGTTAAGCTGGCGAAGAAAACGGGTGTACCGCTGATTCAAAACGCTCTGCCCAAAGTAAAACATCTCCAACGGGTAACGCTTCTTGATTTTGTACATATCAAGGCTGTTGCCGTCTACCAGAGTTTCTGGGTTCTGCACCGTATTAATGAACTTGCTTTCGTCGAAGTTCGATGCGAAGAAAGAAATCTTCCTCAGATACAGGCCCCATTCCTGATTCGATACTTCGATGGAAGAGAACCGGGAAGAATAGGGGCGGCTTGCAATGATAGTGCGGGCCAGCATATTGGAGAGTGCGCGGAGCGTGCCTTCTTTGGACACGTTCAAACACATCTGTCCGACGTGCACAAAAGACGTAGTGTCAACTGCGGTAACGGTGGGCGACTGGCCGGTAACTTCTTTTACCAGCGCATTGGCGATAGTATAGACATCCTGCGGGCGAAAAACACTCATGCCCGCGAGTTCGGGGATATTGGGATTTGCCATTATTTAACAACTCCTTTCGCAAAATCGGACATGGTCGGCGGAGCTTCCTGCACCCCCATAGCACCACGGATAATATCGTCAAGCCCGACCGGCTCGACATTGCCAACACTGCCCGCCTTGGGAACGGTCAGGCTTGAAACTTTTTCAGAAAGCCCGTTGATAGCCAACAACAGGGCGTTGTAATCCGGTGCACCGGTGGTCTGGTCTTTCTGCACATCGGCCAAACTGGCGGGCTTGGTAGTCTCGCCATTCGGTGCCGAATTCACGGCGGGCTGTTCAGCGGGCGCGGCCTGTTTTTCAGCCTTGCCCGGTGCGCCCAAAAGGGTGGCAATGTCGAGCTTGTCAAAACCCATCTTGCCCAAAGTGATAATGTCATCAATAGTAAGTGCCTTTGCCATTAGTATGCTCCTTTCCAGCGTGAACGTTTTGCGCGAACGTCAACATGGGTAAACGTTTTATAGATACCGATACCGCCAGAGCTGCCCAAGTAGCATTCGGCAATTTCGGCAACCTTCGCGGGGGAAAAGCCGTCAATCCAAATGTCAGCGGCTTTTCCTTCACAGTGCTGAGATTTGGGCGACGCGTTTTTCAACGTCGCGTTGTACGCTTTAGATCTATAACCGCTATTGATGTGCACAGGCTTGCCGGTGAAGTTTCTAATATTCTCTAAAAGCTTCAAAAGCGCTTCGTCCACAATAACGGTATCTTCCGGGTCGTGTTTGCTGTGAAACTCCCTAACTCTGAAATGTGGGGAAATTCTCATATTACCAGCGATTTTATAAGAAAATTTGAGTTGCATCAAATCACCTACCTTATAAAACCCCGGATGTGCAAGTTAAGAATGCCACTCCACGCCCTTCCGGGGCGCTTAACTTTTGGAGTTCCGGGGCGATTTCATAATAACATATTTATTCCTCTATGTCAAGGAACTGGCGCAACTTTATCAAAGATGGAACGTCGGAAACCCATACTTGACATAAAGAAAGCATAAGCTCGAAGTAAGGGTGAGCGATGTGAAAAGCCTGTTTTCCTGCCTTTGTGTCTTCGTAGATTTCGCGGGATTGATGCGGCGACGTACAAACGTAATAATGAGCAGGATCATATTGATAGACATATAGCCCGCAAATTTGAAAGAGCGGCTTCATGCCGCGCAAGTTCATATTGCGGACGTTCTCTAAGTTATTATAACTAAACTTGTTTTCCATCGCCATTTGATAAAATTTTGAATCCTTATGTTTCATCATGTGGCGCATGAATGCCGTTTGTGCTCGTTTCGTTGAAACTTTGGTACTCTTCGGCATTGCGATGAAAACCCCGGAATCCGTCAACGTCCATTCCTTTCCGGTACGAACAAGTTTTGCTACTTCTTCGACAACTCCCAATTCAACCAGTATAGGAGATGCAATATCAAAAGCGTTCGCAAGCAACCAGATGCGAAGGGGCGGCGCTCCTTCAAGTTCCCGGTTGCCGTTGATAGTAACATAAGCGTTTAACAGCGCGTCGCCCTCTGCCTTACGTTTTATAACGATTTTTTCCGGGATAAATTCATCAAAAACGACGTCTGAAAAAGCGGATCCGTTAAAACCTCGAATGTTCGCAATACTAGGGAGTGTCATTCCGATTCCGTACTTTTCAAGGATGTTCTTCACTTTTCCGTTTTCATCTCGCTCGAACTTCCCCACAGTATAGGTCACTTTGCCCGTCTTCGCAATGTCGGCGTTATAGCCGAATTTCGAGAGGGGCAAGAAGGGGTTTAGTTCGGGGTCGGATGTAATGGCATCAAACTCAATGCTTGTTCGCCGAAGATAGAGGAAATGTTTGTTATTATCCAGCTCATATTTGAGCGTTCCAAAAGTTTTTCCGACTTGGCGTTTACCTATGATAATATTGCACCATGCACCTAAAGAAGCGACGGCGGGGATATTTACCCAGCCGTCGCCCGTGTATAGGTCAAGGGCAACATTTGTTTTGTTGCTCTTGCTCATATTTACACCTCAACTTCTGCGGTGTTTTCGTCGTATGCTTTCAACACAGCGGTTTCAACTGCGTGTCTGCCGGAGTCGTCCAGATAAACCCGGTAATTCTCGTAGTAGTTGCCATTTTTGCCCTTGGTGGAACTGGCCGTGATAAACCAGCCCTTCTGGCCGTCCACAAGCCGCATTCCGTAAAGGTCAATCCCAGAAATCCGGAGCGTAAAGGTCAAGCAATTGTCCGCAACCTGTCGAACATTGCGAACAACGGCCTTCACACTGCGAAGGTTTTCACAGGTAACGCGGGGCTTGCTGGCGTCTGCGTTCTGGCTCTTGTTGGCGTTTGCGTTCTGGATCTTGTTGGCGTTTGCGTTCGGATTCTTATAGAAACCCATAATTATACTCCTTTTCTGTCTGTCAGGTTAGAAAAACCAGCGAATGAGAAACTGCTTACCCGAAACAGTAGCGTTTTCGGGATACAGAGCGGACGGGGAACCATTGGCGCAGATGGTGCAAATGTGGTGGTGCTGAGCTTCAAGCCGCGCCGTCTGCGTCTCCATATCGACGCCATCGTGGGCGGTTGCTTCCCATCGGTCAGCGAACGGAAAACCCTTGCGGGCGGCGTCCACCAATGCGGACATGGGGAGCGGCTGGAGACGATCGACGCCGCCGACGACGTTCACCAGCTCGCCGTTCTTGTCGTAGACACAACCGAAAATGTTCTGGGCGGCGTCTTCATAGAAAAGGACGTGGGACGTATTAGGCATTCTGATAGACCCCCTTCACAATTTTCGATTCGACGTCAGACCACAGGAAGTCGTGCTCGATACCACCGGCACACTCACAGATGAGGTTTTCGGTAGATGCTTCTACCATAGGGACTTCAACAACGGCGACGGCGCGGCTTGCTTCGATGGGCTTCCAGCCGTCCACCTTCACCACATCCTTGGCGTTGTTGATTGTCGACGTGTCGAGAAAAAGAAAACTCTTTATTTCGTCGTCCTTCCAAGCCTTGATACGAACATAGGGAAATTTGATTTTCATAGTGTTCCTTTCTGTCTGTTGTGTATTGTCTTTCGACACTATTATAATATCATAAATCGCAACGCGATTGATGAACAGAGTGTTAATAACTGTAAATGAATTATTTCAAGGTAATGAGTATTGCCCCATTAAACCAACACAGCCAACCGCCATAATTTTGGCAAGGTTCAGCGCCCATGCAAAAACCCAAAACGATGCACCAAAGGGCACTGAAAAGAATAGTTGCGCAGATATACATACACATAATAAATTTTTCTGTCATGTTAACCCAGCCTTTCATAATCGGTTTCTTGATTCAAAAGTGTTTGTTCAAATCCGCCCACTTCATAGCGACGCGGAGACATTACAATCCACGACGCGGAGAGAGTCGGGCGGGCGAAATCGTGGCGCTCCTTCACAGGTGCATTATGATAGGTGAGCATCTGCCCGCCCGCGTCGGGAATAACCAGCCATTCGTTCAGGTTTTCAATGGAACCTTTCAGCGCTTCAATACCTTCTTTTTTGCCGACTCCTGCAATGGTGCTTTCTATTTCATCATCACAGGTTTTGACCGCGTAGCACTTCGCGTGCAAAAATCTAAATTCTTTATAGCCATACTCAGCTTGTGGGTGCTCGTCTTCTGCAATACCAATGTAAACATTTTTTCCGTTGGACTTCGTTACAACACAACCCCGTTTTTCGCACTGGGCTTTTATTTCGGCGTTGTACTCTTCAACAGCCGCAACTTTAGGCCCTTCAAATTTACAAGAATCTGTATCCCAATAAATGACGTTATCCCAGCCAACAATTTTAAGGAGCCGCCATAATTTCAAGCGGGTCAAACTTGCCGTCCACAGCCCCCACAAAAATGGGAATTTGTTTGTCTGAGTTTTTAACACTTTTTCATCGGTCATTCCGTCAAGGTTTTCTTCCCAGCTTTTGCGCTCGCCCGTTATACCTTCTTCACAGATTTCCATGGTGTATTCGTCACGGACGGTTTTTTGTGCGCACGCTCCAAAAATGGTATTAACGCAAATCTTAGAAAACATATAATCGGGAGAGCCTTTCATAGTTTCTTTGATTTTGAACTTTTCAAATATCGCCTTGCGGAAAGAGTCCGGCAACGGAGCCAGCCGAAAAGCTACCGACTTCACCGCCGTCATTTCGTCGAAGGTGTATCCGTCGCTGATTCTCTGCCAGTCGTTAGAATCACAGTAAAGAAGTATTCCATCTGCACCCAGTAACCGGCCATTGTCAACGCCGTTTATACCTTGTATATCTGCACACTTACTAACAGATATACACGGATCGGGGCATTCGGGTTTGATTTGAGGATTTCGGATAAAAATTTCTGCACACCATCCAAAACCGCACTTTATAAGATTTTCCATCTCAGCCCGTGGCGCGTTTTCTGGGTAGTCAATCGGGTTGCCGGTCGGAAAATCCCACAATAATTGCTGTGATGGATGGGCAGACTTAAAGTCGTAGCTATTACAATTGTAATAAGTTTGACCGGCCCGCCATCTTGCGCCGTGTGTATCACCGCCCGCCATACATTTATACAGTAAAAGGGTTTGTTCTTTGTTCAGGTGTAAAGCTTCCATCTTCTTTATGCAACGGTAATCATGCCGGATTTCGCGGTTAACGGCTTCAATAACTATGCCGGTATTGGTATAGGGAATTGTAGCCTGATTATAGCCGCGCTCTGCTTTCAGCTTTTCAATTGCTTCCCAAAGTCCCAATACATCATTAACACAGTATGAAAATTCTGTATCGTCAAGCGGCGTGTCGGGCGTGCGATAAACGGAGTAATCCAAATCGCCTTTAAGTTTTTCGTGTTTGCAACCTTCCGTTGCGCGTGCAAGACTCTTTTGAAACAGCTTTAGGCTGTCGCGGAATTCAACACCGTTATCAAACGTAATGAAAAGCGGCTTGCGGCTCTTCGTGTACAGCGCTTTCTTGATTCCCCACTTGCCCGCTAAAATCTGGGAGAGATACATAAACTCATAACCCAAGTTATGAATGTAAATAACTAAACGGCGATTTTCAGACACACGCCACTTGTCACAAATTGTATCAATAATAGCAAGCCAGTCTTCGACATAGCGCGGGACAACGACAACGCCGCCAATACACATTTGATAGCTGTATGCAAATCCGTCTTCGTCGGTGTTGGTCGTTTCAATATCAAACGTGGCTGTTATGTCAAAAAATTCTGTTTTATATCTGGTATTTTTCTTTTGTTTTTTGGATACGATCTTAGGCACAGAGAGACGGCGCAAGAACTCATCTTTAGTTTCACAGACTTCGATATCTTGCGAGTATCTCATATTAACTAGAGTCCTTTCTGCATCATCTTTTGAAGTAACCGGCCTTGTGCCTTGTCACCGTTAACATATATGTCTTTGTCACCCCCTTCTAATATTGCGTCGAACGTTCCAAACGCTTCTTTATCACGGGTTTTAATGGCTTGATAAATAATATCAGAACCAAAAATTTTCTCGATTTCAGAGGCCATATATTTTTCAAAAAGGAAAGCAAGCTCGTCTTCGGTTCCCTTAAATCCTGCTTCTAACAAACGTGAATATTTCGCGGCAACGGTTCCTTTATATCCGCTAACAGTAGAACTTACCATGCTAAGAAAATCACGGAGTGAAGAATATTCACTTTCAAGCTGTGCGCGGGTCATTGACTTTATAGCACGACTAAAGCGCGGCTTATTGGGTTTTCCTGTCATTGCTTCGGCCCGCTTATAAGCGTATTTTGTCAAGCCTTGTTTTTCAAGCGCGGCAAGGCGGCTGTTTGCTGTTTTTGCCGCCCGTTCAATAATTTTCTGTAGCTCTTCGGTCGTGTATTTTTTCGCGGGTTTATTACCGCTCAACGTATCCGCCAGCGGCTTGGGCCTGAAGGGACGCCCCGGCCCGCCTTGCTTGCGGGCGGGCTTAATTATTTTTGTAGGTTCGGTGTCTTTGGGGGCCTTACTTACGGCAACAAAATTTGTTTTCCGGGGCTTGGGTAACTTTTTCTTCTTTGCCGCGCTTTTGCCTTTCTTTTCCATCTTATTTTCCCCCCTTCTTAAAATACTTGATGCGGATATTGCCGCTCTTGGTTTCCGTCATGATGGGATGGAACATATTTTTTCTTAACCAATTATAAGCCTGAACAATCTCCTTATTGCTCTTAACTTGGCGGCTCATTGCAATGGTTTTATATCCCACCATCTTGGGGTTGTTACTGCTTCCGCTGTGTATCTGGCATTCGGGATCCGCTTTCGACTGATCGCACCATTCCATTTCGTACAGATAAACAAGACGCTTCATAGGTTTCTTCATTTTAATACTCTCCTTCGTGGTAATAAGCAACGATATCTTCTAAACCGTTTTTCCGATTAACTCTAAAGATCCCGGCACAATCTCCAATTGTTTTGAAGTAGTAGGTATAGCGGGTAGTTACATAAAGTTTATCTTGATGAGACAGAAGAAAATTTTCGATTATATCAAACTGAGGTTGACGGATGTATTTAATCATATTAACCACCATATCCCTTGTAATAATCAAGCAATTGTCGCCGACTCGTCCAGCCTTGTCTCCTTTCACTGTCTAATATACAATTCTGTTATGAACTCAGTATGAACTCAGTATGAACAATTATGAACACCCAGCCACCGCCTGAGTTGGCTACCACTTTACTAGAATAAACTACTTCATTTCCCTGATGTGCTTCTGTGCTTTACTGTACTGAAGACATTGGGGAATTTTTAACAATCACTTCACTGTAATGATGCGTATA